CACGTGGCTCAATCAACCTCGATGAAGCCTTTGCAGAGCAATGGGCACAAACTTACGGATAGGAAAATATTATGGCGATTTCAAGTCGTGGAGAAATGGGCGTCGGCGGTAGCAGCCGAGGCGCTGGCGGAATTTCAGGTGCAGGAGCGCGTAACGTAAATCCAGTTTACAGAGAATCAGGTGGTCAACCTGTACCTGTAATTAAGATTAACTCTGGAAATACTACTCCTTCACAAAAGCCTAAAGCAAAAACTCCTTCATATTCACAACTAAAAGATATGCCTAATCTAATTAAAATTGATAGCGCAAAGGGTAACACTGTAAAAAAAGTTGCTTATCGTAAGCGCACAACTAATTAATTTTTTTAATCAATCGTTAGGACAACAATGACATTATCAATGGAACAGGTTGCAGCCCGCGTCCAATCGCTGCGCTACCGCAATAGTGAGCGTGACTCACGCAACCTAGACGTCCTTGCTGTCCGTAAGGGTAAGATTTCTGAAGTCTATCCTGACTTCTTCCCAGACGGCGTTGATGCAAACGTAGTAGCAAACTTTATCGATATTGTCGCACGCGACTTATCAGAAGTTATGGCTCCACTTCCTGCAGTTAACTGCTCAGCAGCAAATGCAGTCAATGACCGTGCACGTAGTTTTGCAGACAAGCGTACTCGAATTGCAGCCAACTATTTCCAACACTCTGACTTGGCTGTGCAGATGTACTCAGGAGCAGACTGGTACATCACATTTGGTTTCGTCCCTTTCATTATTGAATTAGACGAAGAAAGCAAGATGCCTCGCATCCGCGTAGAAAACCCAGTGGGGGCTTACCCAGAGTTTGACCGCTACGGACGCTGTGTTGCATTTGCAAAACGATATATGATGACGCTAGGCGAACTCGTTACTCAGTTCCCTGAATACGATTCACTATTGCTTGGACCAATGGGTTATAAGCAGGACTTGAATGCACAGGTTGAGTTAATTCGCTACTACGACAAAGACCAGTCAATCATCTATATCCCATCAAAAGATAACCTAGTACTATCAAAGGCTAAGAATCCTCTTGGCAAGATGATGGTTGTTATCGCACGTAAGCCATCTATTGATGGTGAACTACGTGGACAGTTTGATGATGTTCTTGGTATCCAGTTGCTACGCAACCGCTTTGCGTTGCTTGCAATGGAAGCAGCAGAGAAATCTGTTCAGGCTCCTATCGTACTTCCACAGGATGTACAGGAACTACAGTTGGGTGGAGATGCGGTTATCCGTACAGCCAATCCAGCGGGCGTTCGTCGCGTGGAACTTACACTTCCTCAGGGCGCATTTACTGAGCAGCAACTACTCAACCAGGAACTCCGAGTTGGCGCACGTTATCCAGAAGGACGTACTGGAAACATTGATGCCTCTATCGTCACAGGACAAGGCGTACAGGCTCTTATGGGTGCATTTGACACCCAGGTTAAATCAGCACAAGCAATCTTTGCTGCAGCACTTCGTGATGTAATTGGCGTTTGCTTTGAAGTTGATGAGAAGATTTATCCAGAAGAGAAGACCATTCGTGGTGTCGACGCTGGTTCACCTTACGAAATTACATACAAGCCTTCTAAGGACATCAAGGGTGACTACTCAGCCGATGTTCGTTACGGAATGCTTGCGGGACTTAACCCTGCACAGGGTCTTATCTTTATGCTACAAGCACTTGGTGGCGGTCTTATATCTAAGGATATGGCTATGCGTGAACTTCCATTCACAGTTAACGTCACACAAGAACTAGAAAAGATTGAAATCGAGAAGATGAGAGATTCTCTTCTTGGTTCCATTACTGCCTACACACAAGCCATTCCACAAATGGCTGCATCTGGCGGAGATGCTTCAGAGGTAGTTCGTAAAATTGCTGCGGTTATCAAAGCACGCCAAAAGGGACAGGCGCTTGAGGATGCTATTGAAGCAACCTTTGCTCCACAGCAACAAGTTCCTCCTGCTGGGGAAGCACCTATGGTTGAGCAACCGTCCCCTGCTCCCGCCGCTGCTCCAGCAGGAGGCGCTCTTCCACCAGAAGGTGGTCCAACGCCAGAAGTACCTGAAGCAAGACCAAGCATTATGAATTTACTCTCTAGCCTATCTGGTCAGGGAGAAGCAAGCGCAAGCGTTAGAACAATTAATCGACGTTAACAAAGTAGGGGACAATGACAACTATTATCGGACTAGAGTATGACGATAGTTGTGTCATTGTGGCTGACAGCCAAACAACTGATGACAGTGGATACATTTATAACCATCATCAGGTAAAAAAGATTGCAGAGATTAATGGTTATCTGATTGCAGGCTCAGGTGAGGTTCTACCTTGTGATGTAGCCCAGCATATATGGGAACCACCAGTTCCAACAAAGGCTGATAAAAAGGATTTATATCATTTTATGATTGCAAAGGCTATGCCTTCGCTACGTAAAGTGTTGTCATCAAATGGATTTAACTTTGATGAAGCAAAGACAGAGCAAAGATTTCAATTCCTTATTGCACTATGCGGTGAGATATTTGACATTGATGACTCGTTAGGCGTTAGTCGGAACTCATCTAACGTGTATGCTGCAGGCAGCGGTGCCGCTTATGCACTCGGAGCACTTCACGCAGGTGCAGACGCATACGAAGCAATGGAGATTGCATCAAAACTTACAGCGTTTACCGCTGGTCCGTACTTATCCAAGACACAATTCAAGCATTCTAAGTAGGAGTAACTATGGCAGGCAACAAGAACAGCGGTGGATTTCGCCCAACTGCTCCGCAGAATAACCCTGCAAACGTAAATGCTATGGGTGGTAACGGTCAATCAGGTCAGGCTAACCCAAATTACACAGGTTTTGCTTATGGTCAGAACAGCGAAATCAACAATACTGCTGATGCTGCCACAATGTACAAGGAAACACCAGCCGCTGGCGGTCAGGTAAACCCAATGGGCAACCTAATGTCAGGTGTTGTTCCACTAGATGCACCAACACAGGACGATTTGCCTATTTCTGATGGAGTCGATGTAGGAAGAGGTCGTGGTTCTGAGGCTTTGCCTTCACGAGTTACATCTCCTATGAACCAAAATGAAAATATTGACCTTATCAAGCGTTATCTCCCAGATTTAATGGATGCAACACGCTTGCCAGGTACACCTGACTCATATAAGCGTTTCGTTAATTATCTGAAAGAACAGATACTTTAATGCAATGGATGGAAAACGGATTCTTTGACCACCTAGATAAGTTTGCAAACTCTTTAGGTTATGAAAACTTTGCAATCGCAATTCCTTTAGCGATGATTCCTTGGGAATCTCCAGAAGACAGGGACGTATTTATTATGACCCTTACTGGTGAAGACGTTAAGGGTGGCGAATCATCTACATTTAATCCATTGGGGGTCAAGTAATGGCTGACACCGAAAAGAAACAATCTTTTTGGGGCGAGTTCCTTGACTCAATTAAGAATACTGGTAAAGGTTTACTAGGTATTAACCCAGCAACTGTAGTTCTACAGGCTGGAGCCTCCTTTGCAGGCGGTGGTTTTAAGGACCCTGAAATGTCAGCAGGTGCTGGCATACTTGCACAACAAGGCGTACAAAAGAAACTTGAAGAATCAGGCATTGCTTCAGTTGATACAGCGCCGATGAAGGCTCTCGACCCAGTTTTGTTCTTGGGTGAAAAGGCTGAGAAATACGTATTCAGCCCTATCATTGCTCGACCTATATCGACGATGAACCTTTTATCTGACCCAAATAGTAAGTTATATCAGGGTGGAGAATTCGGAAAAGGGTTCCAACTATCTGATATTAGGGACGCATACAATCGTTCTGCTGATGTATCTCTTGGTCAGTCAATGCTTAAGAACCCATTTAACCTACTTGGTGTTGCGGAAGCACAACTACTTGAGGCTAATGGAATAGACGTATCTGGTATTGACCTATGGGATGACCAAGATATTCAAAAGAATTTTAAGGATAATGTTCTAGGTAAGTATGTTACTGGAATCAATGACTTTCTAATTAAGAATGTTGCTATCAACGTAGCATTTGCAGGTGGCGGAGCCATCGCAAAAGCAGGTGCAACACGTGCTGGTCTAAGAACAAAGTTTAAGGCTACAGACGCTGAGGCTATGCCTAAGTTCGAAGAAGATATGTACAGTCATATTGAAGGCAGAGGGCAGACAGTAATTGGTCAGGACGTTATGGACCTTGCTGCCTCAGAAAACATTGTCGACATTACTCGAATTGTAAAGAAGCATAGTTTTAATCGCCAGTTGCCAGACCTTATTAAGTCTACAAAAGACCCTAAGGTTGTTGCAGACTTTCTTCTTGCCGATAAGGGCTACGGTCCAGCAATTGAGCGTTTAACAAAACTTAACTTGCGTGATGACCTATGGGTAATGGGTGATGGAACTGCAACATTCCGTTCTGAATATATTATTAACGGTAAGTTGCCAACATATACACCAGAACAGCGTGCTCGTTGGATGGGTGCATTTGATGATGCAATCAAGAAAGAACCAAAGCATCAGGAAGTTTACGACGCATTCTTAACCCAGGAACTTGATGATTCAACTGGTCTTCTCAATGTAGAGCCACTTGCTCTTGGCAAGAACTATAAGCCAATGGAGCCTATCGGTCTACAAGGTGCTGTAGGTAAGGCACGTTCTAAGGCTGGCAAGATTAAGACAGCAATTGTTGAGCGCGATTTTACCAACCCAGAAATTGGTGGCGTAGCACAGACCGTTTTGGGTGGACGTATGAATGGTCCAGTCACAGTATTGTTGCGTAATTTGGGTACATATATGCC